CAATAAAGTGAAGATTAAGATCAACGAATCTCACCAGGATATTGATGCTAACCACACGGGGAACGTAGCAGAAATCCTCCACAAATGCTTTGACTATCTGCCACGTACCGAAGGCATTTTTCAGGGCGATTTTATCGGTTTCGGTGGGTCTGATGAGTATACCCCCAACACAATTACGTATCAGTTCGATGATATTGTGCGGGAGGAAATTATCGTTGCTCCGCATACCTTCTACATTGCTAATGATGATCTAAGGGGTGCAATTGCGTTCCCGATGAAGTTCATCATCACTGATACAGCTTACTGCAAGTTCGTTAAGCCCAAAACCTACATTTGGTCGGGTTCCTATCTGGAAGGTGCAGACGGGTTTGAGATGCCCCCGATCGTAGATTTGATCCGTGAGGTGATGTCTAAGACTGAGTTCGTTTCTAACAAGGAAGCAGCACAGATCAAGAAGAACGTTAACAGTGCCATTCGTAACGGTTCGGCACTCACAAACGACGATTTTCTGGGCAATGCTAACCTCTGTCACCTCTACGGGTTGATGATAGTTTTGAAGGAAGAACTGTTACATCAGTGCCGCAATGTTGGTCCCCGTGCATTCATCGGGCAGGATGAAATCTCTGCTGAGGGTTATGTCATGGACAGTGAGTTCGGTACATTTAAGTTGGTCGATCGTCGCCGCTTCAGTGTTGCTAACTTCAACAACTCTAAGTATGCAACAGTCTGATAGCTAGCATTCGTTCGTTAACAGCAGTTGGGGGCGTTTAGCCCCCTTCGGTGTTAGCGGCGCGTGGTTTAAAAACGCATAACATCCCTAGTCTACAAAGTGTTACGAAACCCAGCTAAATTTCGAGGGTATCAAAAAATTTTTTTCGCTATATAAAAGCAAGCCAAGGTTTAAAGGAAATGCAAAAAAATCCGCAGGAAAATTTTACGACCATAGAGATCGATCCAGTATCAGGGGAGCACTATGTTACGATACCCGAATGGATATGTGATGAGAAGGGGTGGTACGAGGGAGTAGAAGTAAACATCGAGGTCGAGAATGACTATATCGTAATAACCGATATTGAGTGATCTTGACAAGGTATACATAGTGGAGTATGATTCGAAAGTAACTGATTTCTATTATGACTAAAGGATTTACAGTAAAAGCCGCAGCACCGGGTAAGGATAAACCGAAGGAACCGGAATGGGATTATGATAAAGCAAAAGAGATGCTAAAGGGCAAGAGCATCGTCTTTTGTCTTCCAGGACGCGGAGTATCGTACACATATCTGAAAAATTTTGTACAACTTTGTTTTGATCTGGTACAGATGGGTGCAAGCATCCAGATCTCGCAAGATTATTCTTCCATGGTAAACTTTGCAAGATGCAAGTGTCTTGGAGCAAATGTCTTGCGTGGACCGGATCAAATTCCCTGGGATGGCAAGTTGCAGTATGATTATCAGTTATGGATTGATAGTGATATTGTTTTTAATACTGAGAAGCTTCTGCAACTGGTTCTGATGGACAAGGATATTGCGAGTGGTTGGTATTGTACCGAAGACGGTCGCACCACATCAGTAGCTCATTGGATGGAGGAGGATGACTTCCGTAACAATGGTGGTGTGATGAATCACGAAACCATCGAGAGTATCTCCAAACGTCGCAAACCCTTCACGGTAGACTATGCCGGATTCGGATGGATTCTGATCAAGAACGGAGTCTTCGAGCACGAGAAAATGAAGTATCCCTGGTTTGCACCGAAGATGCAAGTTTTCGAATCAGGAGAAGTGCAAGACATGTGCGGTGAGGACGTTTCTTTCTGTCTCGATGCACTCGATGCCGGCTTTGAGATCTGGTGCGATCCTCGGGTACGTGTGGGACACGAAAAGACTCGTGTGATATAATATGAAAGAACGGTACACGATTCTCTGTAAGGGGAAAGTCTTATACAAGAACCTTACAGAGACAGAGTACTTCGAGAGAATGGAGGACCTCTCGATTGAATACTATCAAACCGGAAATCCTCGTCCGGGCGATCTCGAAACTAAAACAACACTAGGAGCATAATTATGGCAAAAGGCGGATTTATGAAAGGCGGTTGCTATGTCGAGGCAAAGCCCAAGAAGACTCGTCAAGGAGAAGGAAAGCACACGAAATATGCATCGAGTTCTCGTAACTCGGCTCGTAAGCGTTATCGGGGGCAAGGAAAAGGATGAGTCAATTAGTCGTTAATCTTCCTGCACAAAAGGTCTGGGTACGTAAAGAGTACCTACGCGATTTGAAGGATGGTCACGGCGAATTTGTAGAGGGCGTCTGGGTTTCGGCAAAGTCGATTCCTGGACGTGCTTTTTATTTTGAGACATATTTGCCCGAATATGCGGCAATGTTTGACAAATTGCCTATTTCTGCCTTCTTGTCTCGTCCAGAACTACCTGATCCGGATCTTGATCTACCAAATCTACAGTTTTGGAACTGTATGGACTATGGTGTAAGGTGTATTGAGAAACAATTTATAGGCTCAATGGACTTTGTGGTACATACACGTAACTTTGGAGCAATATCTGGGGAGTATTTGTTCACTCTTGACAACTTTCATCCGGATATTGACATCACAAATACAAATGTGAGTGAAATACCAGAGGAACACAAGTCTCATAACTGCATTGAACTTGAAAATGGTCAGTTTGCACTGTACCCAAACAATAGAACACGCATTTTTGACCTCTCCATCACTCCAGAGAACCCTAAAGTACCCGATTTTAAGGTTTCGACCGAGTACTATCAAGTAGAAAATGGTGTCAGATGGGGTCGTCTAGGTGATACTGATGATTATTTCTGGAAAACACCAGAAGAGGAAGAAAATAAATAGGAATTCAGGGATAGCAACCCCTCAAAAAGTTCTGATTTTACTAATCAGGAGCTAAAAATGGGAAATCACCATCAAGTCGATAAAGCAGATTTTTTTATAGAGAGTGGAATGACTCTCATTACGGAAGTTGAGAGTGAGAAGTACTTAAATATGGCATCTAGGCGCAGAAAGATCAAAGAAAATGAAGAACTCTACCCAATTCCGGATGATCGTCTAGAACGTCCTTGTGGTGGAGCTAATGGATTTGATGATTTTGTGGAGAGATGGCACGAATAAGTCAAATAGGGGGTATAAATAAATAAAAACTCCTGTCCGATGGCAATTCAGAGGATATCAAGGGCGTTTAAAGACATAAGTTTGTCATTTGAACCCCATCCAATTACTGGCGATCTACCTATTATTAAGAATGAGAATGCAATTCGTCGTTCTGTAAGAAATATTGTAGAAACTATACCCTCTGAAAAGTTTTTTAATTCAATTTTTGGTTCCGATGTACGAAATTTGCTCTTTGAATTAATTGATTTTGGTACGGCGGGTGTAATCCAAGATCAAATTCTTGTTGCACTCGATAATTTTGAACCAAGAATTGAGAATGTTCAGGTCACTGTTAATCCATATCCGGATTTGAATGCATTTGATGTAAATGTGATCTATGACATTGTAGGCCAAGAGTTTCCAACTCAACAATATAACTTCCTATTAGAGGCAACCAGATAAAATGCCTTTCACTAAGTATACAAATCTAGACTTTGATCAAATAAAGACCTCTATCAAAGATTATCTTCGTGCAAATTCTAATTTCACGGGATTTGACTTTGAGGGGTCTAATTTTTCAGTTTTAATTGATACGCTGGCATATAACACTTATATAACAGCATTCAATTCAAACATGATTGTGAACGAATCCTTTTTGGAATCGGCCACATTAAGAGAGAATGTAGTCTCACTCGCAAAAAATATTGGTTATCTACCTCGCTCCAGGTCGGCGGCCAAGGCAAAGGTAACGATCACGGCAACGATCGATAACCCAGATATCACATCCGTTACTCTGAAGGCAGGAAACGTATGTATAGGCGTCATAAATGATAGTTCATATGTCTTCTCCATTCTGAACGATATAGAAACTTCCACGATAGCATTGACTGATGGTACTCGTCAGGCAGTATTTGAAGAAATTGACATATATCAAGGAACATTGATCAATCAGGAATTTAGATATGATTCCTCACTAAACCAGAAGTTTATTTTAGATAATTCTTTCATAGATACATCCACACTTTCTGTCTATGTCAATAAAGAAGGATCTTCTGGAACTGGAATAGAATATAGTCAAGTCAGTAATATTCTGAATATAGATAAAAATTCTAGAATATATTTCCTTCAAGAAATTCAGGACGAAAGATATCAGATTATATTTGGTGATGGATTTTTTGGAAAGAAATTAGGAACAACTTTCAATGATGATGGCACGGTTATTCGTGCAAACTATATTGTAACCGACGGGCCAGAGGGAAATGGTGCAAGATCATTTTCTTTTACTGGCACTTTAAAAAGTGGTAATGCATTTGTACCAGCAACTACTACAGTTGCACTTGATCAAAAATCGCAGAATGGCGCTGAGATCGAGTCTATTGAATCAATTAAGTACTATGCTCCTCAACTATATTCATCGCAGTACAGAGCGGTCACGGCTAGGGACTATGAGGCAATTATAAAGAGAATCTACCCTGATACTGAAACCGTTACAGTAATTGGCGGAGAAGAACTTGATCCTCCAGAGTTTGGTACGGTGAGCATTAGTATCAAACCAAAAAATGGAACATATGTTTCCGATTTCAATAAAGAATTAATCCTTTCAAAACTGAAACAATACTCCGTATCTGGTATTAATCAGAAAATTGTTGATGTCAAAATACTATATGTTGAGATTGATTCTTCAATATATTATGATTATTCACAGACAAGTGACATTGATGGTTTGAGAACTAGAGTAGTAAGTTCTCTTGAGAAATATGCACAATCTATTGATATTAATAAGTTTGGTGGAAGATTTAGATATAGTAAGATTCTTCATAATATTGATAAGGTAGATAATGCTATCACATCAAATATTACGAAAGTTATTATACGCAGAGATTTGAAAGCAGCTGTTAATCAATTTGCACAATATGAATTGTGCTTTGGTAACCAATTCCATGTCAAGGCAAGTGGATACAATATTAAGTCTACGGGATTCTACATCAACGGAGAAAGCGATGTAGTTTATTTGACTGATATTCCAAATGCAGACAAAAAAACAGGTACATTGTCAATAGTAAAACCAACAGGTTCTGATACTGTTAAAGTTGTTGTAACCTCTGCAGGAACTGTAGATTATGTAAAGGGCGAAATAAATTTAGGCACTATCAACATTACTGGTACGGTTAAAGAGAATAATATTATTGAAGTTCAGGCTTTCCCAGAGTCCAATGATATTATTGGGTTAAAGGATCTCTACCTGATGTTTAGTGTTAATAAAAGCACAATAAATATGCTTAGAGATGTAATGTCTTCTGGAGATGAAATTTCCGGAACTAAATTTATCAAAAATTATTATACATCAAGTTATTCAAACGGAAAACTTATAAGAGAGTAGAATGATACAGACAGGCTTTGAGCAAAGAGTTCAGATTCAGGAAGTCATTGAAAATCAACTTCCTGAATTTATTTTGGATGAAAGTCCAAAAACTGCGGAATTTTTGAAGCAGTACTATATTTCGCAAGAAAATCAAGGTGCTTCTGTTGATATTGTAGAAAATCTAGACCAGTATCTAGATTTGGATAATCTTGTTTCGGAAGTAATTGTCGATGTATCTACTCTTTCAACAGAAATAAGTGCTACAGATACGGTTATTTCAGTTTCGAATACAAAAGGTTTTCCCAAAAAATATGGTCTGATTAAAATTGGCGAAGAAATAATCACATATACTGGATTAACCACAACATCTTTTACTGGATGTGTTCGTGGATTTAGTGGTGTTTCTGAATTACATGACCAAGATAATCCAGAAGAACTGGTATTTTTATCTTCTAATGCATCATCACATTCTTCGGGAACTAAAATTGAAAATCTTAGTTCATTGTTCTTAAAAGAATTTTATAATAAGGTAAAATATTCAATTGCTCCAGGCCTCCAAGGAGTCAGTTTCACTAAAGAAGTTAATGTAGGAACATTTTTAAAGCATTCAAAGTCTTTATATCAATCTAAAGGTACAGAAGAATCTTATAGAATTTTGTTCAATGTTCTCTTTGGTATTGAACCAACTATAGTTAATCTCGAAAATCTTCTTATAAAACCATCTTATGCAAAATTTGATAGGAATGAAGTAACTTTAGCAGAGTGTATTAATCAAAAAAATCCACTTAAATTAAAAGGAGAAACAATTTATAAGACATCAGACTTGGAAACAAATGCATCAATTTCTGATGTTGAAGTAATTTCTGTTCAAGGCAAGAAATATTATAGATTGTCACTATTTACTGGATATGGTAATGATAATCCTATTAATGGAATATTTGAGCCGACATCTTCAACAAAAATTATAGAGAATATTAATGTCGGTGATTCATTAATTACTGTTGATTCTACAGTCGGATTTCCAGAGTCTGGAGTAATTTCCATCATCGATCCAGATAATCCAAATGGAAACATGGAAGTTTCCTACACCGGCAAGAATTTAAACCAATTCTTTGTTAATTCTTCTGACATCACAAATTCTAGCAAAAAAACAAATCTAGTAGTTTCTTCAAATACATATTTTGGGTATGAAAATGGAGTAGTATCTGAAGAAACAAAAGTTCTTCTTAGAATATCTAATGTAACATCAGGTGTAGAGTCTTCCGAAAATAAAAGTTTAAGTAATGTTGGAGATAAAATTGCTATTAAATCCATTGGCGACAATATTTCAATTGACGAAAAAGAGTATAAAAATTTATTTTCAAATTCTTGGATATACAACAGTGCAAGTTCTAATGATGTAAAAATATTATCAAACTATACTTTGTCGGGAACGATTGATAGGTCTAGCTTCAAAGTTGGAGATAGGGTAGAATTAGTAGAGAGGTCTGGAATTGGATCAGAAATTTTAGCTCCTACTTCTGATGATGTTTTTATTACCAGTATAAGTTCTAATAAAAAAATACCAACTCTTTCTGGATCTTTCCAAACTAAATCTAGTGATTACAAACTAAGAAGAAAACTAAATCATCCAATTAGTAATACAGTACCATTAGAATACACGAATATTTTATCTGATATTCAAAATTTGTATGTTGATAGTGACAATGAGTATGCATATGTCGCATCAAATTCGTTACCTTCTGGAGAGATAGGGGATAATGCATTTACTTATCGTTATAACATTGATAAAGAATTGGTGTCTAGAAGTATATCTAGCATATCCGGAATTGGTACAGACGGATCTATTCAGACTGGAACGTATAATATTATAAAATTTTCAACTTCTTCGGAATTTATAACGGGGGATGAAGTTTATTATGAGTATAATGTTTCGGGATTAGTTGGATTATCAACAGGTTCGTATTATGTTGAAGTATTGGACAATTTGAAGAAAAATATTAAACTCTATTCTTCTAGACATGCTATTGGATCTTCAAACTATTTGATATTTACTCCAAATACCCAAGATTTTGGAACACATAATTTCACTTTATATAGTCAGAGATCGAAAAAAATATCACCAACAAATATTTTAAGAAAATTTCCACTTAAAAATAATTTAGAAAGAAACATTGATAGTAGAGAAAAAGATTCTACTTATACCAATGAATCGACGGGAATTTTGATCAATGGTGTTGAAATTTCAAATTACAAGTCAAATGATAAAATTTACTTTGGCCCAATAGAAAGCATTGAAGTTTTAAGTAGCACAAATGATTTTGATGTAATAAATCCACCACAATTGGAGGTAAGTGCTAGTGCCGGAACAACTTGTAAAGTACAACCTGTCATTTCAGGTTCTTTTACAAATGTTTTTGTAGACCCACAAAATTTTGATATTGATTCCGTAAGTTCAATATCTGTATCAGGAGGGAATGGACAAGGAGCATCCTTTGAAGCAGTGCTCGGAAATAGACACAGAGAATTATCTTTTAGCTCTGAAGACTCTACTGTGGGTGGAGGAGTCAATATTACTAGTAATGTAATATCCTTCGATGATCCTCATAATTTATCTACCGGGGAAGAAATAATTTATCAATCCCCATCGAACAATTTGATTGGTACTGGATCTACAACTTTGACAAATAATGGAAATTATTTTGCGAGGTATATTAATAATAATTCAGTAACTCTCCATTCTTCTGCATCAGATGCAATTTCTGGTATTGGAACTGTTGATATTACAAGTGCATCTGTAGGAATTCAGTATTTTAAAACCGCAGAATTTAAGAGAAATATAACTGATATTATAGTTGTTTCTGGAGGAGAAAACTATACTAATAGAAAATTGATAGTAAAACCATCAAATGTGTCTTTGGTAGAAAATACCATTACATTTGAAAATCATGGATTTAAAACTGGAGAACTTGTTCGGTATTCTTATTCAGATACGCCAATTTCTGGATTAAGTATTAGCCCTCATTATTATGTCACTGCGGTTTCCAAGGATTCTTTTAGACTATCTAATGCTGGTGTGGGGGGAACCGATACTACAGATTTTGAACTGTCGAAGTATGTTAGTTTTACTTCTACTGGATCTGGATATCAGTATTTTAAATATCCGGATATTGAAGTAATTGTATCATATGAATCTCCCAACGGCCAAGGCAGTCTTGTTGTTACTCCTGAGGTTAATGGAAAGATTGTTGACTGTTACACTTATGAAAATGGAACTTCATATGGATCTTCAGTATTGAATTTGGAGAAAACTCCCACAATAACGGTAAAAAATGGAAAAGATGCACAATTGTCTGCAAATATTACCAATGGTGTAATAAAATCCATTGACATTGGGTTTGGTGGTATTGAATATTATTCAACTCCAAAATTAAAGGCAATAGATTCTACTGGAAGTGGATCTGGGGCTAAACTTAGAGCTATTGTTTCCAATGGAGTTATAACAGGAGCAAAAGTGATTAGTGGTGGTATTGGTTATGATCCATTCAATACTACTATAGAAATTGAAAATTCTGGGACAAATGTTAAGTTTAAATCTTCTATAAGAGGATTGACAGTGAATAATACTTCGAGATTTGGAAATGAAGTATTTACTGATAATGGTAATGGATTGCAATATAAAGTTTTGGGTTATGATCAAAAAATAAGAGATTCTTTTGGTGAAAGTTCTACCGTAGATACAAATCCAAAACACTCTCCAATTATTGGATGGGCTTATGATGGAAATCCAATTTATGGACCATTTGGTTATTCTGATTCAATGGATCAAACTTCAGAAGTTGCATTAATGTCTTCTGGTTATGTAAATCAAAGTGGAAACGTTAGCGATAGACCTTCTGGATTCGATTCCGGATTTTTCTTTGAGGATTTCAAATATCAACCACAAAATGGTACTTTAGATGAAAATAATGGCAGATTTACAAAGACACCAGAATTTCCAAATGGAGTATATGCATATTTTGCTCTAGTATCAATATCTGGAGATCCAATATTCCCATATTTTATTGGAAATACCTATGAATCTAAGTTCATTTCTGATAATAGATTATTGGACCAATCATTTGATTTGGTATCCCATAAAATTTTAAGAAATAGTTTCCCACATAAAGTATTTTCAAGAGAGGGGAGCTATGATTTTATAACAAAAATTGGTGACTATAATAATGATGGAATAACAGTTTCTTCAGTGACTAGTGGATCTGTAGAATCTTTGGATATTGTTAGTAGTGGTAACAACTATAGAGTGGGAGATCTTCTTCAATTTGATAATGAAAATACATCTGGTGGTGGTATTAGTGCTTCTGTAGAAATTCTTAAAGGCAAAACTGTTTCCAAAATGGAAACAGTAGTGAATTCATATACTGATAGTTTAATTGTCAAAGAAAATTCATCAAATCTTAGAATTTATCCAAATAATATTTTAAGTTTGAGATCGGGAGATAATGTAGTCGTCTCTGGACTAAGTACAGTCTTTGGACAGGATTCTGTATTAGGAAAAATTTCTATTGATCCTATTCCAAATTCTGTCGCAGTATCTTCTATAGCAGCCGGAATTGGAACCACAGAATTGTATGTGTCATCTGTACCAGACTATGTAAGTGCTGGTAGTAGTGTTCTTATTGGTACAAATTATTACACATTATTAGATATTGCAAGACCAGAAAATATTTTGAGAATAAAAAGGTCTGTTACTCCAGAAATTTCTATAGGTAGCACAGTATCATTTGTAAATCATTCATTCACTATTAAGGCTAATGTAGATAAAGTTATTGATTCTACCCCAAATCAACAAGTATATTTCAATCCAACAGAATCCATTGGAATTGGAACTACTCCTGGAGAACAGTATCAGACTACTTTTGATTATGCATCACATAATACAACTCTTTCAATTCCGACACAATCGATTTACTTAAGAAATCATCCATTCAAGACCAATCAAGAACTCAATTATGTTGGTACAGGAGTTCTTGTTTCTACAGATGGAATAAATTCGTATAATATGCCCAATACCGTATATGCAATTAAAATTAATGCAAATCATATTGGCATTAAGACAACAATTTCGGGAGATCGGGTATTTTTCCATACTTCTGGATCAGATTCTGATGAATATTTGTTTGAAACCAAGTTTAATCAAAAGAAATGCTTGGTCGAAAAAATAACAACTACAGTTACCACCGAAGAAGATCATAATTTGAGTGAAGGAGATTCTGTAGAAATTTTTGTCGATTCAAATCTTTCTGTCGGTATTGGGACATCAACATCAATTAAAGTTGAAAGAGATTCTCAGACTGGATTGTTGACCATCAATCCATTGGAATTTGAATATGATGATATTGATAATGACAATGATACCATAACAATTAATTCTCACGGATATAGAACCGGAGATAGGGTGCTCTATACAGCTACAACTGCATCTACTGGATTGACTGATGGTGAATCTTATTTCATATATGTTCAAGATTCTAATAAAATAATTCTTTGTGAATCAATTAATGGATTGTCCAATATTGATACAAATAAAGTAAATATTACTAATGATGGATCTGGACACAAATTATCATTAATTAATCCACAAATTAAAGTTATCAATAGTAATGATGTCGTATTTGATACATCATCTCTGGGCAACTATGAATTAAAGTTTTTCTACGATTCTGAATTTAATAGGGAGTTTGTATCTACGGGAACTACAAATACACATATAATCTCCTCAACATCAAATACAAAGACAATAAAATTTGATAAGGAT